TCGTGATAGTGTTTATTCACAGTTGCAGTGGGCAATCAGTGAGTTAGGTTTATCGGATGAGTTCAAGTGCATTATGTCTCCAATGGAAATTGAGTATCTTCCCACTGGACAGAAAATCTATTTTCGTGGTCTTGATGATGTTGGCAAAATTAAGTCTTTAAAGCCAACATTTGGATACCTTGGAATTTTATGGGTTGAAGAAGCAGACCAAGCTAAGTCCGCAGAACATATCAGGAAAATTGAACAATCTTTACGTGGCGGTGATAGGATGTGGTTTATCAAATCCTGGAATCCTCCACGTTCGGCGCAAAATTGGATAAACAAGTATTGCTTAGTACCCAAAACCACTCAGTATCAACACACAAGCAATTATCTAAATGTTCCTCATGATTGGCTTGGTGATGTATTTATTGCCGAAGCCGAACATTTAAAGAATGTAAATCTTAAGGCGTTTAATAATGAATATATGGCTGAAGTTACAGGAACGGGCGGAACCGTTTTTGAGAATGCAATATTGAGAGCAATAACAGATGAAGAAATAAAAGAATTTGAACCTACTCACAATGGTATGGATTGGGGCTTTGCCGTTGACCCTGCTCATTATTCTAAATGTTATTACAATGCGGCTCAAAGAGTTTTGTATATCTTTGGTGAAGTTAGAAAATGGAAAACTAGCAATGAAGATTTGTACAAAGCCATAAAAGAATATGGTTACAACGATGGTGATTTACTCATTTGTGATTCCGCAGAACCTAAGTCAATTGGTGATTTTAAACAATTTGGCGCAACCGCGCGCGGTAGTGAAAAACCCGCCGGGAGTCTTAAGTATTCGCTTCGTTGGCTTGAGAATTTAACATCTATTATTATTGATCCCAAACGATGTCCCTATACGGCTGATGAGTTTCATAATTATGAATATGAAAAGAACTCAGAAGATGAATATATTTCAGAATACCCAGATCGGGATAACCATTCAATAGATTCTTGTCGCTACGCCCTCTCGCTCGTATGGCGGCAACGTGGAGTATGATGAACAAAGCAGAGAAACACATCGCCGCAAGGTTCGTGCGGCATGTAAACGAGGACAGTAATGAAAAAATTTCTCACATATTTATTTATGTTTATACTTTGTGGATACGTTTATCCATTGCCGGGTATTTATCCGTCACATGCTAGTAGTTTGTCCGTCATCACGGTTGACGGTGATGTCATCATGGGTAACACCCTCCCACGCGAGGGCGTGATTTGTGAAGTTGCAACTGTGCATGGATCACCCAGAGAAGATAGTCAGGTGATAGGCCTACTGAGTACCGGTACTACCGTTCGTATTCGTGAACAATCTCACGGGTCTGATAGGTCGTGGGTAATGATAAAACCAGCCAATTGGATTCGGCTGGATAGTTTATGTAAATAGGAGTATATGAAATGACAAAAGTATTTGCAAATGGAATTCAAGCGCAAGAGGTAGTTGTATATGACTCGAATGGTGACGTTGCTACTGAGGAAGGCGGCGGACTGACTGATACACAACTGCGGGCAGCTGATGTCAAGGTTACTTTAGACGGTGAACAGGCAACTGTTATCAGCCCTGTTATCTCTGTGGTTGCGGCAATCTCTGGACAGGTTACAGTCACAACTGCAGGCACATCAATACAGGGTGGCAGTGTTGCACTTACCAATGGCGTATACGTCAAAGCACTGGGAGCCAATACGGGGAAAATGTATATAGGCTATGCAACTGGCGATAACCGTACAGGATATGAACTAAGCGCAGATCAGGCGGTCATTGTTCAAGTTGCAAATCTGAATCAGCTTTGGTTTGACGCGTCTGTGAACGGTGAAAAGATTTGCTGGTTGAAGGCGTAACATGGACAGGCGCAAATTAGTAGCGTTGGGGATGGTGGGCGGTGGCGGGGGTGATAATACTATCTATCTCGATATCTCATCTCTGGCAGACGGAGCAATGCCGGAGATGTCAGGAGCATTTAGCATAATCAGCGGCGCGGCTTATAACACTGGCCTGGTGCTTGGCGGCGAACTACTGTCAAACGGTAATATGGAAACCGGAAGCCCCCCCTCGGACTGGGGTTCTAGTCATAGTGGAGTTTTGACCGCCGATGTCAATGTTCCCGCCGATGGAGGAGTACAGTCGTTGAAGATCACCAATGGAGCAACGGACGATGGCAGAGCGACACAGAACGAATCATTGACCATTGGAGTTTGGTATAGGCTTTATGGCGAGGCGAAAGCCGGAACTACCGGTTGCCTGTATGTATTGAGACAAACCATCGCGCTCAACGTTCTAACGCTTGCAAGCGGAGGATGGGCAGCAATAAATGTTTCTGTCAGATCATTGGCAACAGTCGTATCCCAAGCGGAACTGTCCCTAAACTCAACCACACTTGGAAGAACAGGATTCTTCGACAACGTATCTCTAAAGGCGATCATTACCAGTAGTATGTTTTTTGTGAAGCAGGTTGTTTCTCAGTACGGGACGATAAAGGCAAGCTGGACGAAAGGAACGAACACAGCCTGCCCAATGGGCGTGGTTATGTGCGCCGATTACCCAACGATGAGTAATTTTGTCATCGCATATCTGATAAACTCAGGAGGATCATCTACTCTTCGCATGGACAAGTGTGTCAATGGGGTATACACAAACATAATATCCACCCCTACCACCTATTTGGCCGGAAAAACAATAGAGATTCGCCGGATACATGAGACTAATACTTTTCAGGCGTTTTATAACGGCGTGCAGGTGGGTGCAAATCAGACCGTTGCAGACGCATCTATTATCGATAACAGGTATCACGGAGGGTTCGACTCATCCCCGCAACTGAACAGCGTTTCAAAAGTTTTTTATTCCGCACTATTTACTCCCAAAACTATATCTATTTTAGGAGATAGCATTTCTGCCAGCGCAACAGGTTACCAACTATACCTCCGTGATTTTTACAAGTGCGGGATAAATACTCTGCAAAACCACGCTGTTTCAGGTCACATCATTATGACCAATATGGATGCGGACGTAGTGGCAGCAGAGTCAGACAATGCCGATGTCATTATTCTGGCACTCGGCACAAACGACGACAATGCGGGAGATATGAATGCCTTGCAAGCTGAGGTAGAAGAAAATCTAGCCGAACTTAAAGTCAGCAATCCCAATGCAGAAATCTATTATATGAACATCCTGCCACGCTGGACAAACGTGGGTGGGGAAACGCCTGTTGATAAGTCTAATCTCCGCACAACCATCGCAGCAGCTTGCGCAGCACAGGGTATCACTTGCTGGAACACTGTTACCGATCCCTGGATCACCGCCGCCGACACAGACGATGGGCTACATCCAAACACACTTGGGAACAATAAAATTCTCGCTCGGATGCTGGGGTTATTATTGTAACGTTCCCACTCCCTGTTACGGTCAGGGCGTGGCGAGACTAGAAAGGAGTTGTAATGACAATAGCAAAAACAGTTTGTGGATTTATCGCCTTGGCCTTCTTTGGGATGAAGGCTCTGGGCATTGTGCCACTAACCATCGAGGAAGTTTATTCCCTGCTACCCGCATAAAATCAATATTTTACTCAGGATAATGGATACTAAACAAATTAGAGGAAATAATGTTTCAACGCATTCTGCAATGGATAAGAGGAGTACTAGATAAAATGATAAACACTTCATCTGTAAAACAGGCATTACATGTTGACGTTGCCATTAGTCCGTTTATGGTGGACGCGTTGCAATTGTGGTCATTGATGTATCAAAATCGGGCATCATGGCTGAACACTGACGTGAAATCTCTGCAATTACCCGCCGCGATTGCATCTGAAATATCCCGCGCCGTTACCATTGAAATGGAGTGTGAAATATCAGGAAGCCCGCGTGCCGATTATCTGTATTTGCAAATGGTAAACGCACTAAAGGATATTCGACAAAAAGTCGAATTTGGAGTAGCAAAGGGGGGGCTAATGATGAAACCATATCCAAAGGGCGACAAAATTATAGTTGACTTTGTACAGGCAGATCAATTTTTTCCTGTTGCATTTGATGAAAACGGAATGACAGCCTGTGTATTTTCAGACACAAAAATAATTGGACAAAATTATTATACGCGGCTCGAATCTCATGCAATGACTGACGCGGGATACAAGATAACTAATAGCGCGTTCAAAAGTCAAACACAAAACACACTCGGTAATGCTTGTCCTCTTTCGGATGTGCCGGCGTGGGCGAACCTACAACCCGAAGCTGTAATTATAGGTATTGACCGTCCATTGTTTGCTTATTTTAAATTTCCGCTGGCAAATAATATTGATTCCACTTCCCCGCTTGGCGTGTCTGGTTTTTCCCGTGCTACTGAGTTAATCCAACAAGCAGATGAGCAATGGAGTAATTTGTTGTGGGAATTCGAGTCTGGTAAGCGTGCCTTATATACGGATGTCTTGGCATTTGGAAAAGACAAAGATGGTAAACCGATTTTACCAATTAAGCGTTTGTATCGCACTCTCAATCAAGCCGGCGCAATTGGCAAAGATGAATTATTCGAAGAATGGACACCGACTCTCCGAGAAGTAAATATTCTCAATGGACTTAACGCAATTCTCAAGCAAATTGAATTTACATGTGGACTTGCGGCAGGAACTATTTCAGATCCCAACATAGTAGCGTTGACAGCAACAGAAATCAAGGCAAATAAGCAACGCACCTATGCAACAATCACAGACACACAAAGCGCATTAGAGGATGCATTGAATCAATTGCTCTATGCAATGGACATTTGGGTGACATTGAATAATCTCGCACCAAAGGGTACGTATGACGCGGTGTTTTACTTTGATGATAGTGTTGTATCAGATCATGATGTTTTGCTTGCCAACAGTTTGCAAGAGGTTGGCGCACAATTAATGTCAAAGGTCGAATATCGCATGGTGGTGAAGGGCGAAACCGAAGAAATTGCACGCAAATATATTGCAATGGTTACGGACGAACAACCTCCCGACTTTTTTACTCAGCCGGATAATCAGGGAGCATAATGATTATAGGAACTGATGTTTCATTTTGGGAAGATGATTCTGAAACTACAAGACATATTGATTTTGTGAAAATGAAAACGGCGGGGGCGAAATTCACCATCATAAAATCAAGTCAAAACTTATGGATTGATAGAGACTTTTATCTCAATCGTTTCAATGCAAAAGCGGCGGAATTGTATTGGGGTGCATATCACTTTTATGATTCACGAGCAGAGCCGGTAGCACAGGCAAATAAATGGTTTAACATTTTGCAGGGGGATTATGGAGATTTGCCATTGTTTGCGGATTTTGAGGATGAATACAATGGTGCTTATGGCAATGGAGAAAATTTAAAGATATTTCTTGAACGGATAAAAGAATTAATTCCTAACAAGGAAATTATTATTTATTCAGGATATTGGTATTGGAAAGACCACATCTCCACATCTTTGCATGATTATTTCAAGCAGTTTGATTTGTGGCTTGCTGCTTATGACACTATCGCTCCGAAAATTCCTTTGCCTTGGACTAAGTGGACATTTTGGCAATGGACAGATAAGGGAAGTGGCACAATTTATGGAACAGAAGGTTCAGTAGATTTGAATTATTTCAATGGTGATGAGGCAGAGTTTATTAAGAGATTTGATTTAACCAATGTTCCTCCTACACCATTTGGTGACACGCTTTTATTCGAGAGGAAATATTATGACGGGGCTATTTATCGCAAATATGAAACACATTTGCCCGTTTCAGGGTGGACACCTTATCACGTTTTAGAGTTTGATTCAGACAAGACTGAATTATTTATAAGTCCCCGGCCATTAGGCAATAATTACGTGCCGCATCTTACCAAGAAATATAGCCTGAATTTTGGTATGAACTGTGATGGATTCATTGGCAATGACATTGCAGGCTATGCAGTTAGCAATGGACAGCCCTATGGCATACCAGGTATGGAACAAACGCTTTATATTAGCAAAGAAAATAATTTTACTCTTACTCGCCCGGCTATTTTGCATATGGCATTTTCATACCCAAATGTTATTGTTAAAGATGGGGCAATTCCCTACATAGACAAAGGCGATGATTGGCGGGCACGTTCTGCATTTGGATACACCAAAGATCAAAAGAAATTCTTTTTTGTCACTATTGACGGCCAAGATTACCTAGAATCTGTTGGTGCGTCATTCAAAGAAACGGCAAAAATTATGCTTAATTTGGGGTGTGATTTTGCGGTTATGTGCGATGGGGGCGGGTCCACAACATTGGCTGCGATGGAAAGCGGGGTAGCCATATTATTAAATAAATCGTGGGGCGAGGAATCAATTGCGGGATACCCGTACAAGATGCGCCCTGTTGCACAAATTATAGGTGTGAAGATGAAAGGTGAAAGCCTACCACCTCCGCCCATAGGAGATTTTATGTATGAAGTTACAAAAACCATAGGGGAACGTCCAACAGCATCCATGTACAACACAAGCGGAGTACCCGTATTTGCGGGCTATAAATTTGATAGTCTGACAACGGTTACAAATTACAATCTTTTGAAACCTTCGGATTGGGGCGTGACATTTGTGCAACTTCCGTCTGGTGGATGGTTGCCAATGGTCTACAAAGGCACTATCTATGTAAAAACAATATCCCCACCAGCAAATGAGTTTGTGTCTGCTACGCTTATTCGCACAGATGGCACAACCGTTGAATTTGTTCCAAAGGTGTAACCATGTTGCTTGACTTTGTTCGCACAAATCAAACAAAATTACAATTTGTTGAACGCCCAAATGTTGATGGTCTTTGGTATCTTTTACCAGATGACCTACTCCCTACTGAGTACCGTAAGCCTCGCCCAAATGACACCCAGGGCTGGCCTCAAACCGTAAATGCCACAACGGTGCGGGAAACAATTCCAATGACCGAGAAGATTCAGCGATGGCTGTTTGCGTTGAATGCTGGTTTACCCGTTGGCAATTTTGCCGATACGTTTGACACATGGAATACAGGATCAAAGGTAAGAGATTCGGCAAACTTTATCACGGGCGAAAGACTTGATAGGGATTTGCCCAAATATCCAACAAATCTGTTATTTGGTTGCAACGTGGTTAAACAAAAAAGACTTTTTGCATGGCCGGGCGGTTCTGGCATTTCAGTGGGCACAAGTGTTATTGAAATTGAAACAATTGATCCGAATTACTTGCCATTCATTAGCTATAAAACGTATCCCTGGCTTGTACAACATCTAACTATTATTCATCCATCAATTTATGATGATAGGCAAAGGGTGAATCCGTTTCCCCAAAACGGGGGGCGTAATGGCAACCCGTGTTATACGGGAATATTGGCAACAGAGCCAATTTACATTGAGGCTGCAAGATGTAGAAAAGTTTCTGCAATTCCATCTGTGTACAATCCGGTTTGGAATTGGAATAAATAGCTTTGTTGAAGTATAATATGGTTAACTTTCAAAATTGTACCCGCGACGTTATAGCGTCCGGGTACATGACCAAACCTGATTGGAGGCTTGATATGAATATTTTAGCACGAAAAGTCAGTGGGATATATGAGATTGTAAATACCATTAATGGACATAGGTATATTGGGTCATCTATTAATATCCAAAAGCGGTGGAATGAACATAAACGCGACCTAAACAATAACAAGCATCATTCTATATATCTACAACGTGCATGGAATAAATATGGTGCGAATCATTTTGAATTTAACATTATTGAAACCTGTTTTTTCTTTGCTTTGATATTTCGTGAACAACATTATATCAATACTTTGCAACCCGCCTATAACATATCGCCTACGGCTGGATCAATTTTAGGGATAAAGCATACGGACGAATCTCGTAAAAAGATGAGAGATAGTAGGGGTGGAAAAAATAATGCAATGTATGGGAGACAACACTCTGACACTACTCGCAAACAAATTAGTGATTCAAAAAAAGGAACGCCCGCATGGAATAAAGGAAAGAAAGGTTTGTATTCGGCCTCAGAAGAAACGCGCGCAAAAATTAGCGCATCTCAAAAGGGTAGAAAATCTTGGAATGAAGGAATTAAAACGGGTAAGCCTGCTTGGAATATAGGTCTTTCTGTCGGATGGAATAAAGGAAAGAAAGGTTTGCAGGTTGCTTGGAATAAAGGCATTGCAATGAGTGAAGAAGCCAAGAAGAAACTGTCTGATGTGCATAAAGGGAAAAAGCTTAGCGAAGAACATAAAAAGAAAATAAGCAATTCACTTATTGGAAATTTACGTACCCTCGGATATAAACACTCCGAAGAGGCGCGCCAAAAAATGAGTGTGGCTCAAAAAAGAATTCAGCAGGAAAAGCGCAATGCTAACAAGTGACGACTTTGACATTTTATCGAATGAGGCGTCAGAGCTTTATTTAGAATTCGAGCAGGGAATAATCAATGATATTGCTCGCAGACTAGCGAAGATGTCTTTTTCGTCTGCCTCGTGGCAAGTTCAACGTTTATCAGAATCAGGGTTGCTATATGATGATATTCTAAAACGCCTTGCACAACTTACAGGAAAATCGGAAAGAACTCTACGCGAGATTTTCAAAAAATACGGTGTGAAGGGCTTGAAGTTTGACGACTCGATTTATATACAGGCAGGCAAGACGCCCATTCCATTAAACTTAAATCCGGCCATGCTAAATGTGTTGGAAGAGGGATTGCGAAAAACAAACAGCCTTTTACGCAATCTTACACTTACCACTGCAATAGGCGGACAAAATGCTTTTATTCGTGCCACAGATATTGCCTATCTTGAAATAACAAATGGTTCAAAAGATTATAACAGTGCAATAAAAAAGGCTATAAAAGATATAGCCGCGCAAGGAATAAACACAGTTGACTATCTTTCTGGAAGTCAAAAACTTGATGTAAGTGTTCGTCGTGCCATCTTAACTGGTGTGGGTCAGACAGTTGGCAAACTTCAATTACAAAGAGCGTCAGAAATGCAAAGCGACCTTGTACAAACATCCGCTCATATCGGAGCGCGTCCTTCTCATGCAGTTTGGCAGGGTAAGGTATTTTCAAGAAGTGGCACAAGTAAGAAATATTCCCCGTTTGTGGAAAGTACGGGCTATGGAACAGTAACAGGATTAGCCGGAGTAAATTGTAGACATTCGTTCTATCCCTTCTTCGAGGGCATATCAGAAAACGCATACAGCAAAGAAGAATTAAAGGATTTCAAAAAGGAAACTGTTAAATTCAATGGGCAGGATATATCTGTGTACGAGGCTACTCAGTACCAGAGGGGCATTGAGAGAAAGATAAGGGAGTGGAAACGACAAGCCGAAGCATTGAAGGCGGCAAAATTGGAAGCACCAAAAGAACTCGCTAAAGTTAAACAATGGCAGTCTGCCATGCGAAGTTTCATAAAACAGACTGGATTGCAAAAACAATCGGTTAGAGAAACAATAGTAGTGTAAGTATGAAAATCCATATTTACACCAAAGGAGTGAAACCCTGATTACATCACCCACATTATTAGAAGAAATATTTGGAATACATCAAGAAAAATCAAAGGATATTTTACAAGTTGTAATAAGTGACACACATTCAGGCAGCAATTTTGCTTTATTTCTAAATCGTGAATGGCACGGAAAAAAAACATCACACATACCTAGAAGCGGACAAATTAGAATCCGTCAACAGTTTGAAAATTTTGCAGAGGAAGTCAAGCAAGTAAGACAAAGGAAAAAAGTAATACTTGTTCTTAATGGTGACGCGATAGACGGAGATCACCATAACAGCGGCGATGTTTGCACAACCGACTCGCTTGAACAGGCAGACATCCACATTGAATTAATGAATGAGTTTCAAAAGCGCATTGATTGGCAAGCAGGCGATGAAATTTATTACACGCGAGGCACGCAGACGCATGTAAATGAGTTTGAAAATTATATAGGCCGTGAAATGAATGCAGTTATGAATGAGCAATTTTATGTATGGGATTTTTTGCCGCTTGAAACAAATGGTGTTTTATCGTGGTTTGTGCATCACGGGCCGGGGCGTGGGGCTGGCGCAAACGAGGGTAATACCATGAGAAATTGGTTAAGAAATATTTGTTTGGAATCCATGAAAGATAACCATCGTGTGCCAGATATTTTATACACTGGACACGTACACGAGCCAACATATAGCAGTTATGTGTGGCGGGAACAAATGAATTTTAAGACTATGCATGGAATCATTCTTCCATCGTGGCAAATGAAAACGGCTTACTCATGGATGGTAGCGCCTGTGAATAAAAATAAAATTGGCGGCGTGTACCACGAAATTAAGGCGGATGGAACAATTGCTATTCCTAAGTTTTCAGTAATGGAGAGTGATTAATGATTTGTGGCAAAGCACAGCAATTATTAATAAAAAAGGCTCTCGCACGCACGCCCATAAAGATTGGTTATTACCGTCGGCAATTGCGGGAACATGTGCAAAAATGTAAATTTTGTCAAAAGGAAATATCAAAGCGTTTACGAACAATACTGAGTAGCAATAAGGATAAGACAAAATGATTGTTACTTTAGACAGCATAACAGATTGTGAAGATTATAAATTGTGTAATACACAAGAGGTAGCTATGAGCGATTCTGAGTTTTATTTTTGGATATTTGTTTTACTGGTTACGGGGGCTGGCATTATAGGATGTGTCATTATGTTGTGGAATGCGGCAATATGACGCAGGAAATGAGATCGTTTTTGCAATTAATTTACTCATTGTGCAAGCAATATATTTCTTGGTATGATAGAGAAATAAAGATACTTGAAAACCATCCTAAACGGGTGTATAATGATGTTCGTAAGCCTTTAGGATAAAGGACAAGATTAGTCATAGTGTCATACCTTCCGGGTAGGGCACACCCCTCAAGATAGGACTCAAAAGAGCCATGTCTTTTAACAAGAGAAATCTTGTTGAAAGATGTGGCTTTTTTATTACCAGAAATACTTAGCCAGCCGTCGGCTCAGAAAACGGCAACCCTGGCGGATGGCGGCCGCCTAAACAAAACCTAGGTGTAATAGGATAAAAGGACAGGTAAAAAAAATGAATGCAAAAGATTTGATTAAGTTAGGACTGACAGAAGAGCAAGCCGACCAAATTATTGTGCTACACGGCAAAGATATTGAGAAGCACAAGACGGCATTGGATACTGCAAAGGCTGAGTCTGATGGTTACAAAAATCAATTGACCGAAGCCAATACAGCAATTGAAGGTTTCAAGGCTTTGAAAGTTGAAGATATTCAAAAAGCCGCTGATGACTGGAAAGCCAAGGCAGAGAAGGCGGCAACAGATTCAGCAACGCAACTTTCTGCATTGAAGTTTGACCATGCACTCGAAGGTGCTTTGAATGGCGCAAAGGTCAAGAATGCCAAGACGGTAACAGCTCTACTCAGTAGGGATTTGCTAAAGTTCAATGATGCTGATGGATCGATTATTGGTCTTGACGGTCAACTCAAAGAAATCAAAGAAAAAAATGATTACCTGTTCGAGGATACAACTCCCGCACCAAAAATTGTAACAGGTGCAAATAATCAATCAGTTCTTAGCGACAAAATAGTAGGCGCCGCAAGACAGGGCGCAGGACTACCTGCCGCTAAATAAGGAAAAATAAGTAATGACACAATCTTTTGAATATGCCAAAAAATTCGTTCCCATTTTGGATGAACTTTATAAATTATCATCCATTACAGCGCGAATGGATACTACCAACCGTCAAGTCGCCAATTTTGCGGGAACTCCGGTTGTTGAGATTTACAAAACGACAATGGGTGGGCTGGGCGATATGGCGCGCGGCGCTGATTATCCTAAAGGTGAAATTGTCGGCGCATGGGAAATTCTCACACTGGCAACGCATCGCGCCCGCGCTTTTCATGTTGCTCGTATGGATGATGACGAAACGCTTGGCATGGCTTTTGGTTTGACCGCTGGCGAATTCATGCGTACCAAGGTTGTTCCTGAGATTGACGCTTACCGATTTGCCAAATATGCAAGTAAGGGAAGCATTGGAACGACTACGGGCGCGACTTTGACAAGCTCAACGATTCTTGCGGCCTGGGATGTTGCCAAAGCTGCTGTACGCGCTGCTGAGGCTGACCTAAGTCGGTGTTTGGCGTTTTTTTCTGATACTGCCTATGGTTCTCTCGAAGCTGCCGTTACTCGTATGCTTGGTAATGACAACACTGTTAATCGTGCTGTAAATTCCCTTGATGGCGTTCCCGTTATCATGGTTCCTCAAACCCGATTCTATACTGCGATTGATCTTGAGGCTGGTGCGACTCCGTCCGCCGCCGGACATTATTCCAAAAGTTCTGGTGGTAAGGAAATCAATTTCATGTTGATTGATCCTGTTGCCGTTGTTCAGGTCAAAAAGCACGAACTCCCCAAGGTTTTCAGTCCCGATGAAAATCAGGCCGCTGATAACTGGATTTTTGATTATGACCTGTATCATGACGCTTTTGTCTTGGATAACAAGATCGGCGGCGTATATCTCCACAAGAAAGCATAGGTGACGCCATGAAACTGTATAACGATGGAATCACTCGTAATACTGATGTGCCATCCATTATCGCTGATTTGAAAAAGGCTGGATACGTGGAAGTCAAGGAACAGGAAGTGTTACCCACTGAACCCGAAAAGGCGGCTGATGAGTTGACCCCCGCCGTTGTTAATCCAGAATTAGTCCCTTCTAAGAAGGGAAAAGGTAAGGTGTAATATGGGCGGCATTACCGGAATTGATTGGTTAAAAAAGCTCTCAAACCAGCTAGATTTGTCTTTTGGCACACCTACGAGCCATCCAATTAATCTTGAAGGAATAACTTTACCCGCAAACACTAATGCGATTCGCGGCGCAAGCGTTAATCCTACCCGCACATCAGGCTGGATTAGTTTTAGTGGTACGGTTGGAGCTACCCCCGCGCAGGTGTACACGGATTACCGTGAACTGCATACTACAGGAGTGGCGGAAGTTTTGGGCGCCGGTTTGTTCCCATTTATGGATAGTGGCGCATCCTGTGCAAGCATGTTTGCATTGCAAGCCATCGCAGAGGTGGATGCAGGCTCGACAGTACTTACGGCTGGCGGAGTAGCTGGTGTGGGTATCTTTGCCATCAATGCCAAATTGCTGTTAAATGGTGAGACGTTCAATTCGGGCGGAGTTGCTTCGGCCTTGCGTTTGGCTGTACAGTCAAACGTAACAGATGTAAGCACCCAGGATGTTTCTGCGCTTAATATTGAAAACGCGTCGGGTGTGACAAAATCTCTGCTTCACCAGATCAATACGGCCAATGGTTTTACAAATCTGCTTTGGTTGCCTGATGATGGACTTCCAGCGTTGTCTACCCAAACGAATGGCGGCTCACAATTAGGTTGGATCAAAGTGCTTGTTGGCACTGTGACTCGTTATATTCGGTTGTGGGATACTGCCCCATCATAAGGCCACAAATGAACAAGGAAGCACTGGAAAAACGTCTAGCCGAATTAAACAAGATATTTGAAAAAATACAGGCAAACGGTAATGCAACAGCAGGCGCTATTGCCGAATGTGAATATTGGCTAAAACAATTGGAAGTACAAGAAGAACATAACAACTAAGGATTTGAGGCTATGGTATACGCGGATTACACATTTTATACCGGTACATACTTGGGAAATGCCATAGCCTCAGCCGACTTTGCCGCACTGGCATTAAGGGCATCGGCTGTTATTGACCAAATCACATTTGACCGTGCCGCCGTAGTTATTACAGTGGCAACTGACACAGTAACCATAGACAAGATAAAAAAGGCGACGTGCGCGGTAGCAGAGGAATTGCAAACACAAGACGCGGCTGGCGGCACGGACGGTATTACTAGCGAAAGCATAGGCAACTACTCAGTATCGTTTGCAGTTGGGGCAAAGAAAACTCTAACCAGTGGGCAGCAACTTGCAAATGCCGCGGGTCTCTGGCTGGCAAATACGGATTTGTTGTTTCGTGGATTTGCGTCTGGTGAGTATGGCGGCACGATAGATGATAACTAATGCAGATTGCACCATCTACAACAAATATTTTTTGTTGGGTATTGAAAAATATCAACGCACACAAGTTCCCGATGTCAAATGGGAGGCGCGTAAGGCTGCCAATGTTATGCAATCAGGATTGATTGCCGCCGATTCTGTTACTGTTTATATTCCATTTGCGCGTGACGCTAATTATGTCAAGCCTAAAGCATGGCAGGCACTCACTACTAAAACAAGCAAATGGACGCTGCAAGACGGTGACTTTATGGTTAAAGGCTTGGTTGCTGATGAGATTGGCACAGGCTTTACGATAACCGCACTCAAGGCAAAATATGATGATGTGGTGCAAATACGGTCAGTAGATACAATGGACGCAGGATCACTTTATATGCAACATTGGCAACTAGGATGTAACTAATGCCCGCGCCTGTAATTGAAACACCACGAGGAAAAATTATTCTCACGCCTGAGGGCAAAGCGGAGCTTGTCTGGAATACCAATTTCAGACAGAAATGGCAACGGCAATATTCGGCGGCGCAAAAATTTGTAGACTCCGAAGTCCTAAGATTGTCCGAACCATTCACACCTTTGCTTACCGGTACGCTCATAAAAACAGGCATATTAGGCACTGACATCGGTTCCGGTACAGTCAAATGGATTGCTCCCTACGCTAAGGCACAGTATTACCGTAAGCGCAATCCGGGCAGCCAAACAGGCCCATTGCGTGGGCCGTTGTGGTTTGAAAGAATGAAAGCCATTTCAAGACAAAAAATTATCTCGGGTGCACGGCGTATCGCAGGACAAGGCAAATGATCCTACTGAGTGCCATTCAAACCTATATCAAAACATACGGAAGTCTGGTAACTAATGCGCCCGTTCTAATTGATTTTCTTGGAGAAAAACCTACTCAGTATGCAATTGTTCCACTGCCGGGCACACGCATTATAGAAAGATATATTGACGGTGGAAGTCTGCGAGAGTTTCCATTTGCATTTCAGTCAACATTTTCAACGGCTGATGATGTGATGCGACTTGGCAATAATGAGTTTTACGAAGCATTTGCAGATTGGCTTGAAAGTCAAACATTGGCAGGAACTTTGCCAACACTTGCAACAGGTAAGATGGCTGAAAAAATTGAGGCCGTGAATTCTGGATTTTTATTTCAAGAAGGTGAAAGCTCTACAGGAATTTATCAAATTACGTGCCGGCTTGAATATTCACAAGTAGCACCATAAAGGAAAAAATATCATGGCAAAAATTAAGAGATCAGAGATACAAACATTTATTGACACGACTCCCGCATCATCCGAGACATATTCTCTGGTTGGTGATGGCGTACCATCTGGAAAAATTGCATACAATCCCACAACCGAATCGGTGACATACATTCATCAAGATAATGCAAGTGTCACGGTAGAGGGTTATGCCCCTACTATGGCGGTTGAACAAGTTGCCATAACGGATGATGCGGTTTTTGAATTCATTGATACATTACGGAAAAGCCGTGCCGTATTGGATGATGCTGAAACAACCATTGTAAATGTGTGGATGTATGAATCGGGAGGCCCTACTGCGTATCCCGCTGAACAGCAAACAGTCTGTATCGCAATTGAAGATTATGGTGGTGAGGGTGGGGTGGGGGCACGGATCAATTACACGATTCATTATGTGGGTGATCCAATTCCGGGAACATTCAACGGTTCAACATCTGCGTTTACCCCATCATAAGAGGCTATCATGGCAAAAATTAAAAGAAGCCAGATCGCCCAATTTCTGAATACGGGAACAATTGTGTCCCCTACTTGGTCATTGATGGGCGTTGGAATTCCATCGGCAAAAATAGCATACAATCCAAAAACTGAAAGCACTACATATATCCATGAGGACAATGCTAGTGTGACAGTTGAATCCTATGCGCCACAATTGCCTATTGAAATGGTTTGCAATAACGGCGATGCGGTATTTGAATTCATAGACGCATTACGGAAAAATAGAAAAACTCTGAGTGATGCTGAAACCGAGATCGTTACTGTGTACTATTACGAAACGCCCGCACTTGGATATTACGAAGCCGAAAAACAGTCTGTAGCCATTTCAACAGAAGATATTGGCGGTGACGGCGGAATATCTGCGAAGTTAAATTATACAATTCACTATTTGGGTGATCCTACTTACGGCTTTTTCAATCCTACCCCAACCTCGGACTTTGTTGCTAGACCTATTACCACAATACTAACCACATTGATTATCGGTTCAGTAACACTTGCCCCTGTTTTTGCCACAGATAAATCATGGCTATATTATGCGGGTTCTGTTGCCAATGGTGTGACAACAGTAACAATGACATCAACCCTCGCGGGTGCAACCATCGTACAATATGATGAAGCAACTCCTGTTGCACAGGGTGACCCCGCATCGCTTGCAATTGGTGTAAATCATCTGTCTGTATCTGTAACAGTTGGCGCAGAAGTTTCGGTCTACTACATAGATATAACCCGCGCCGCCGCATAATTAAAAGCCTGCTCGAAAGGGTAGGCTTTTTAGAAAGGCAATAAATGGATTCAATAAAGATCAATACCGGGGAGAAACGAATTTGTATCAATGATGACCCCAACAAGGTTATTATTTTCAATCCTTCGGATGTGACTTTTGCCGAACGTTTTTATAGTCTTATTGGAGAACTTGAAACGAAACTACAGGAATATAAAAAGCGTGGTGAAATTCTTGACAATGTAACCGCGCTTGATTCCAACGACATTCCCATAAATTTAGATGCACGTTTGGCACTACTCCGCGAAACGTGCGAGTATATGCGTTCTAAAATTGACATTCTTTTCGGTGCTGATACATCGCAGAAAGCTTTCGGGGATGCGATGGTTTTGGAAATGTTTGAGCAATTTTTTACTGGAATAACGCCTTACATACAGTCTGTACGCGCTGAAAAGATTGCAAAATATTCTAATCCAGTGGCAGAGAAGAAGCGCAAGCGAGTAGCAAAATAATGCCTAATGGAAAATGTCCTAAATGTGAGTGTCTTTTAGAATTATATGAACAAACAGATAAATCGCCTCGCAACTATTGGCTAATGACTGAATTGTTTGTTCTATTGCATGATGGTGATGTTTGTAATTTTGATAAAGAAATTCTAAATGCGGTGAAATTATAAACATTCTTACCGACGTTCTTCCTGTCTCTGTTGAAATTGACGGTAAAGAATATTCAATAAATTCTGATTTTCGTTCGTGCTTGAAAATTATTTTGGCGTTTGAAGATGCAGAATTAACACCACAAGAGAAGCAAAGTATCCTGCTGAGTAACCTCTATGGCATTGTGCCAGATAATATACAAACAGCATTTGCAAAAGCAAGTTGGTTTTTGAATGGCGGTAAAGAAAACGAGGAAGAAACAAGCGAGGCACTCAGTAGGGTTTATTCTTGCTCGAAGGATGCCAATTTTATTTTTTCTGCATTTAGGCAGACGCATAATGTCGATCTTGAAACCGTTCAAATGCATTGGTGGAAGTTTTTTGCATTATTTATGGACTTAGGGCAAGATACCACTTTTTGTCAATTGATAGGATTGAGAAAAAGAATTAAGAATGGCACAGCTACAAAAGAAGAAAAGAAAGCCGCTCGTGAAATGGGAAGCATTTTCGAGATACCAGAAACTGATGACAGAACATTGGAAGAAAAAGAACAGGAAGCAGAATTCTTGAGACTTGTAAAAGGAAATGCAAAATGAAAGAACATTCTGGAAATATGAACCACGAACCAGCGGGCAGTTCAAAGGGCGGACAATTTACGTTTGGTGATGGTTCTGTTTTTACTAAGGCGGCGAGAAAAGGCGCTGGACTTCCATCAGAACGCAACAAATCTTTAAGCGAAATCGAAAAGAGACTAGCAGGAAAATCTACGGAAGCTGGAGTAATCATAGATGAGAATGGAAATATTGTTCAAGAGATTCAAGGTGATGCTGATAAGGTCGCTTTAAGTTCGGATACTTTAAAGGCAATGGAAAACAATACATTTACTCATAATCATCCCAACGAAGGATCATTATCCCCGGCGGATTTGACAAACTTTGTTTATTCTAATGCGGCTGAATTTAGGGCGGTTTCTGTAAATGGAAAAGATGTTTTTGTTATAACACGTCCAGAGGAGGGCTGGGGAAGTCCAAGTAAAAGAGTTGGTTTGATGTTGAGAGTTAGAGACGCATCAAACAAATTTTTACAACAACAGGCAAATAGTGGCATTGAAGATGTTTTAAAAGAAAAACCATTATTTGATGCTCTTGAAAAAATGAATGTTGAAATGGCAAAGAAATTTGGTTGGATATATCATGTTGAACGAGGAAATAATTAATGGCACTTGGTTTTGACGGCAGTATAAATATCGACACACACATTGATACAAAAGGCGTGGCTAAGGGCACAAAGTCCATTGGTCTATCCCTGTCTGGTGTCATGCGTTCGTTGAAAATTTTAGGGGCGCTCATGGGCGTTGTCTTTTCAGGCAGAGCTATTTTCAATTTTGTACAAAATGCAATGTCATCATTTGACCTTATGAAATCATCCATAGGGGGAAATTTAAAAAACATAAAAACTGCTTTTACCGGATTGCAAAGCGCGCTTGCAAATGTGGGAGTAGTTTTACTTACTCAATTGACTCCATATATTATTATTGTTATTGGTTGGCTTACCAAATTATTTACAACCCTCGCGGCGCTGATTCAAGTTCTATTCGGTGTAAAGGCCGGCATGGGGGCAGTGGCCGATGAAACTAAAGACGCGGGTAAATCCGCAAAGGGCGCGTTGGCCTCATTCGATCAGCTGAACGTGTTGCAAAAAGATACTGGCGATACAGGATTACCGGGATTGCCGGGCTTGAATATTCCCCCTGAATTGCTTGCAAAAATTGAGGCATTCAAACAGAAAATGCTTGAATTTTTACAACCTGTTATTGAGGCACTCAGTAGGTTAAGGGATGCACTTATTCCATTAGGAGAAACCATTTGGGCTGGCCTAAAATGGGCGTGGGATAATATTTTAGTTCCTTTGGGTACGTGGGTTATTACTGACCTCTTGCCCGCATTTTTGGATCTGATTGGTGCGGCGGCCGGTGTTTTGAACGAGGCTTTAATTGCTCTACAACCCACATGGCAATGGATTTGGGATAACTTGCTTTTACCCGCCGCACAATGGACGGGTAAAGTTATTATTGATGCACTAAAATGGCTTACAGAACGACTCAATGATTTATCTGCATGGATAAAAGAAAATCCTGAAAAATTCCAAACAATCGTGGATATTGTTTTGGGATTTGCTGCCGCAGTATGGTTACTAATAAAAGCGTGGGAAGCTGCAGAAATTATCTTTGCAATAGTCACAGGTGTAGCTTCTTTATTTGGAATAGTTCTTACTTTAACTGTTGGTCAGGTTTTTCTTGTGATTGCCGCTGTTATTGCATTGATTGCCGCTATTGTTTGGCTAATTACCCACTGGGATTTGGTCAAAGAAAAATCGGCCGAAGTATGGAATACCATCACGCAATTATGGGCAATTGCAAAATGGTGGTTTGTAACAAATGTCGGAGAACCAATAGCGTCTGCATTTATGCAGGCACTTGCAAATATCAAAAATGCCTGGCTGAATTCTGTTGCATGGTTTAGAGATAATGTTATCAATCCTCTAAAAAGCGCTTTTGATATTGGTCTTAGTTGGATTGAAAATAAATTTACAGTTATTTTTGACAATATAAAAGGATTTGTCAAGGCCATTATGAACAGCATTATTGATGTCATGAATGGATTGATTAGCGGAGTTGCGGAGGGAATTAATAACTTCATCAATGCGGCAAATTCCATTGGTGGACTTATTCCCGGCTACAACTTTATTCCAAATGTAGATGCGCCACAGATACCCCACCTTGCAACGGGTGCTGTAATCCCCCCAAACGCGGCCTTTGCCGCTATTCTTGGAGATCAAAAATCGGGTGTTAATATTGAAGCACCTGAGCCACTTATTCGTAAAATTATTAGCGAGGAATTAAGTAACATGCCAGACAGAAAAATCACTATTGAATTTACTGGCAGTCTTTCCCCATTGGTGCGCGAGTTGCATCCATTGATTAAGCAGGAAACAATTCGTCAAGGCGGAAGTCTGATTAAGTCTGGAGTTACGGTATGAGCATAATTATCGATTCTGTCACATATGATATACCGGTACTCAGTATCGTTAGGAAAGCGGATTTTCTCGATAAATTTGCAGAGCGCACGGAAGATGGCATGTTGCACAGGGAATTAATAGGTGTTTTTTTCAACTACCAGCTTCAATTAGGCCGCACAACAAACACTACTGAGTACGCCGCTTTATGGGCAGCATTAACCGAAGCCGTTGAATTTCACGAGGTAACTGTGCCCGATCTTGACGCCGCACCATATACTTTTATTGCTTATTTTGCAGGTGTATCAGATGAGATTCGTAAAGACAAAACTGCGAAAACATTTTGGAAGAATTTGACAGTTAACTTCATTGCTCAAAGCCCGGAAAATGTGCCTGCATGAGAACTTCCCCACTTGTTGACTTTTCGATTTACGATCCAACTATAAAACCGGATGGCACTCCATCTGCTACGGATATTCAGCCATTTTCTAAAATTGAAGATTTGGAAATTGCAAACTCTACGCAGATTTATGCTACCTATGAGCCGGACTTTTGGTTGTTGGATGGCAAATATAAGCTCATGCCAATGGACACAACTAATGTGCATGTGGGATATATGAGCTTGTCAATAAGTGATATAGATGGGACTTTTGACACTCCTCCCACTTTAACAATAACATTTGGTTCAATACATGACATAGATGGTATTACTCTAAACTTCTCGCAGTATACAGGTGATTGGTGCAATTTTGTAAAAATTCGGTGTTACAACAATGTGGACGCGCTTATTGATGATAGTGATTACACTCCGTCAACATGGAATTTTTACACTAATCAACCAATAAGCGCTGTCAAAAAGATTGTTGTTATTTTTAATGGATCAAATAATCCATATCGTTATGTAAGACTTGCGAGCATTGATTATGGACAGGTAATTCACTTCACGGGCACAGATATAAAGTCATGTGTGGTGGTAGAAGAAGTTAATCCCCTATCTACTGAGTTGCCAATAGGCACGCTAGAATTATCTTTATTTTCCAGTGACGCAGCATTCAGCATTATCAATCCAACGGGAGATTATGAAAATCTTCAAAACAAACAACCATTGAATGTTTATGAAGTAGTGGGAAACGACCAAATTTTTATAGGTCAATTCTTTCTCGATTCGTGGGAAAACCCATCTGATAATATAATTACATTCAGGGCAATTGACATGCTTGGAATTTTAGACTCTGTGCCCTATTTGGGAGGTCTCTGGGGAATTTGGAATCCCGACCATACTTCTATTACATTTCCAGTAATAACAGCCGGTGATTTAATTGAAGAAATGATGAGCGCAATAAATACACCCTATGATTTAGACCCTAGTTTAGAAAGTATAGAAATTACCGGCTGGATTCCTGTTTGTTCTTATAGAGAGGCGTTACAACAAATTGGATTTGCAATTGGTGCATATATAACTTGTTCCCGTTCAGGAGTGTTGAAAATTTACGCGTCAATACTTGCATCAGAATTGTCTGTATTTGACTATGCAATAACAAAAGCCGACAAGGGAATAAATCAATCCCTAACATTAAAACCGCTTGTAACGGGGATTGAATTGGCTGTCTATAATTATATTCCGGGAAGCGATGCAAAAATGATTTATAGTGGCTATTTAACTACCGGAGATCACATAGTTTTTTATACTGAACCTGCGTATGGATTAAGTTTTGTGGGTGGGGGTTTTGGTACTGTTACTCAGTATGCCAATTATGCTTCTGTAAATATAACGGTTGCCGGAGTAAAAGAAATATGGAGTCAGGGTTATCAAAAATCATTTGCTCAAAGCAGTTTATATAATACTGGTTTAGATGCAAACGTAAAACCAAACATTATTAAAATAGATGGTGTAACAATAGTAAATCCTGATAATGCGGCAACAATTGTGCAACGCATTTATGATTATTATTTGCAGCGTTATTTGCAGAAAGTCAAACTCTATGCACCAGAAGCTGCGGCGGGAGATTCGGTTTTAATTGATACTTTGTACGATAGGCAAATTGGCGCAATAATTGAAAAAATGACTTTAGACTTAAGCGGTGGTTTCACTGCAAAGGCAGAAGCCACGGGAGTTATCATACCAATATGAAACTAATTGCGCCTATTTACGACCGTGTTTTATCAGACATAACCAATAAGACAGCGAAGGGTTATTTTAATGTTTTGGATTGGGAACGTGTTTATAACAATGTTGAATTGCTTCATATTCTTGAGGTATTAATACTTACTAGTGGAACTACATTTAATGCAATAGCTACCCCCACAATGTCTACAATTCCAACCAGTGTAGATATAAATACTTTGCTTGAAAATTTAGAGGCAATTAGAATAGAATTTGCGCCTGCTCCGGTTGGGCCGGTTGTTTTAAAAACTGATTGGGGAGGGCAACAAAGCCCCACATATAAAGAAGTCAATGATTGGGAACGCAATATTGTTTTATTATTAGCTTATATTATTGATGGGTACACAGATTGGATTCCCGATTCTGGTTCACCAGTTCGCAGAACACGAACAGACGTGGGGATTTGTGGAGTTGGATTAACTCGTAACAACGGATGGCGTCGCTATGATTGATTGGAGAATAATTAATGAGTAAAATATACACTAAGAACACCTGGGTAGATGAGGTTTTAGCAGACACTGAGGCCTATGAGGTTATAAAGACGGGCGGCGGAGCAATCGCCAATGTTTCCGAATTGGCAGATGTTGAAATTAATCTTACTACATCAGTTGCCATAGCTGGCAGTCCTGTAAATGCAAGTCGCATGAATAACATTGAAAATGGCATCGATGCAATTGATACAGCAATGGAATTTGGCTGGTATCCTGTTTCTGATACTTGGACATATGCAAGCGCGTCTACAATTACTCTGCCAACAGATGCAACACTCACCTATCAAAAGGGTGATTTCATTCGCTGGAAACAGGGCGGAGCATTCAAATATGGTGTATTCAAAACCGTTGCTGCAACACTTGGCACAATAATTACAAATACAGATTATACAGTGGCAAATGCGGCAATCACAGATGTTGCCTATTCAAGAGCAATTAATCCTTTCGGCTGGCCTTGTTATTTTAACTACACACCCACTGGAATATCTGCTACGAACGCAACACAATCAGCAAGATTTTGTATTGCAAATAAAAAATGCCTTGTGGACTACATTGCAAATTTCACAGGAGCAATCACGTTTACCACACAACCGACTCTGCCTGTGGCAGTATCTGCGTCGTACAAGAGCAATTCTTTCGGAGCAACAGGCATGACAAGTTACCACAATGCAGACGGAGCTTATGTTTTGAGCGGGATGTTTGTAATTTTAATCCCATCTGGCACAGTAATAAATTTATCTTTGAGCGACGCCTCTCCCATGAGTGCAACAGCCCCGATAACTTGGGCGAATGGTGACGCAATTGAGGCACATTTTGAATATGAATGGTAATTAGCACTTTATTATAGACGCCAATTGTCTACCGGCGATGCGTGGCGATGAGCATTTGATACATCTGACTGAATAATATCTAAGTACCTTTTAACCATGTCCAGTGTAGAGTGTCCGAGCATTTTTTGCAACGTAAAAACATCACCCCCATTGCGAAGATAGGTAATTGCAAATGTATGCCTAAACCTGTGCGGATGTGAATTAGAAACACCCGCATTTTTTCCAATTCTACCAATCAACAATCGTATAGATGCACCCTGCAAAACGAATAATGGTAATGTCAGGTCATTTTCATCAACAGAAATTTGATTTTTAGCCATATAGCGCCATATTGCCTGGCGTGTACGGGTGCCTAAAAACACGGTTCTTACCTTTGACTTACGTCCATCGCGATGGGGACGAATACGAATCTCCCCAGATTCGAGCCGTAAATCTCCAAGACGTACGCGTGTTAATTCTCCCAACCTCATGCCGGTATCCAAAAGTGTCATAATAATTGCCCGATCACGCTCAGAATTAGGGCGTCTAATTCTATATGTTTTTCCCGTTTGTTTTTTCACTTGCGTATATTGACAGGCTTCAATAAGCTTGATAATTTCCTCTTTTGAAAAAGGTGTAACTTGGGGCGATTCGTATTTAGGACGTTTCATTTTTAAATCTGGACGTTCTTTTAATTCCAAAACTTCCACAGCCCAATTGTAAAATCCGCGTATTGTTTTCCAGTGGTTGTCTATTGAGGACAAAGCCAGAGGGGAATCATCACCATTAAAGCGCTTAGGTCGGTACTCAGTATGGAGGTGATGCATATATCGAATGAAATCATCCGAGGTAATAGATTCCAACTCAGGATCACCCAGAAATTTACAAATATATTTCAAATAACCTTGCATCGTTGGCACATGCGCCGGGCTGTACCTGCCGGCTTTGGCGTCTAAAATAAATCCCTCAACCGCTTTGGAAAATAACATGACAACTCCTTTCATTGCAGAAACATTACAACCAAATATTGGTGGTCTCAAACCCTTGACACATTAGAATATATACATATAATATCAAGTATAAGGTGATTGCGAACAATCACCACCAAACAAGGAGAAAATCATGAATAGAATCAATATCAGCAAACTCAACAAGTCCACTCAGTCCGAAATCAAAAACAAGCGCAATGAACGCTCGGTTTATGTTCGCAAGTCTGGCGCTGGTCACAAGGTAATTTTTGTAGAAAGCAACCTGATTGATTTGTTCTATGCTCAGAATAAATCCGCGATTGCCAGCGGCGAAATCATGCGCGTTGAACTGCCGAAAGTTTCTAATGAATACGAAAGCTAAAGCTAAGCAGCACGGCGGTTCACGGGAGGGTGCTGGACGTCCTCCCCTCACTGAGGGCAAGCCGAAAAAGAAACGATTCCCAATGGCAACCGATGAAATTTGGGAATATGTGATAAGGCTAGGCAAAGGTAATGCGAGCAAAGGAATTGAAATTTTAGTAGCTCGCGACATTGAACGAACCAACAAGATTGAAAAAGAATACGGGCTATAAAATGACTGGCAAACCGCAAACATAATAATGTGGGATAGTAATCTCCATTTCCTAAAATTTATTCAACCATAATTATTGTCCTATGCGCTTTCAAACTTCTCCCCTCTTACATGATCGAATTGCATAATGAAGTATGGAAATGTTTTGCCACAATCGGCACAAGGTTTATTTTTCGCTTCCCTTATAAAATCTCTAACCCATTCTTTTCTTATCCTGGCTTTTTCTAAATAATACCCCTTGTTATTATTGTAATGCGTTTTTGAATAATCTTTCTGTGATAAACTTGTCATTATCAATACCTCTTATTAGGTTTTGGTCACGCTCTCGGATGCTCAAAACATCGCGAGGGTTTTTATTGCCGTAGATTGTTCTCCGCTTGCTTTTATCTTACAACACATAAACATATTTTGCCATACATTTATGAGAAAACGCTCATAAATATCTATGCAACTACTATGAAAGGTTGTAATATTCGTCGCATGGACACGCGAATTATAAATCACAACGATGGACATATTGACACAGAAGCCCTAATCTGTGGTATTTGGGTTGTCACCAAGTGTAATCTTATTTTGGGGGAAGATGAGATTACCAAAAAACTCCGCGAGAGTAAAAAAATTGTCAATTGGATTAAAGAAGTAAAAACAATGTCAGAGGCTTAGAAAGCTAAATTCTCTAATCTTATTATTAACATATTTTAAGCATCCCTTAATGTTTAAGCTTTATTATTTAGCCGATACATGGAAGAACGAAAAATACAGGACACATTTATTGAGAACGCCGCCGGACACATTATCAATGCCATGAAAGTTGGCACAACGAGAGAAAAACCTTCGGAGTTATGACCGAATGAAGTTGAAATAAAAGAATATCGATGCGCGGTAGAGCAGTAGTCACCTCGTTGGGCCCATAACCCAAAGATCGCAAGTGCAAATCTTGCCCGCGCTACTCAGTACCAATGTCTAAATCTATTCAAAAGGTGCAAAATGCTTGGAATAACCCCGCTTGTAAAATTTGGCAAAAAATTAGTGTGTCATGTAATTTCAGACAACACTTCCGAATTGATTGATGCTGGCGAATATGTAAACCATAAGTGGGGCATTCGAGAGGCTGGTACATGCAACGAGCATCTAACCGTAAATCCACATCAGGCACGCATATTGGCACGTGATATGGATGCAGTGCAACTAGAGCAGGACATCAAATATAAACGCAAAGTATAACGCCCGTCGTCAGCGAATGATGGCACAAAAGGAGAACGACATGATAACAGATATTGAAGCCGATCTTGAATACAACTTGAAGGCTAGACGGGCGGACGAGAAAATTATCGCCGCACAAGCCGCGCAGATCGCCAAGTTGACGGATGCGCTGCAAAAAACCCTCTATGCTTTGCAGGTATGGAAACCACTGCATCCGGATGAATGGGATATTGGCGATATTGATGCTGAAAAAATGGCCAGCTCCCTGCTCGCAGAACTGGCGGCGAAATGAAAAACTATCGCGTTTATCACCTCGCTCCGCATTGGTTTGGCGGTATGACAGAATATAAATCCGCATCAATGACATTGGCCGACGCCACTGAACGAATGCAGGAAATGGCAAAGAAAAACATCCATGTATGGATAAAAAAGGAGCAGGCATGACAAAACTAACCAAAGAACAATGGATGGAACGCAAATCAAGCAAAGCAATATATGTTCATGTGAAACCGTCGCCGAACCCACATGGCGTAAAGATTGCATGTCTAATGGGATGTGGTAATCATGTTGCAAAATCAGTAGGTATTTGTCGGGATTGCAGGCGCACAGGTAAGCGCAAAATTGAACGCGTGAAATATCAGGCACGCAAAGCAGCGAGGAAGAAATGACAAAATACAGATGCGTGCATTTTGACGGACAAAAATGGATTAATGGCAATTTAATTGATCGTGCATCCGCACTAATTCTAGTGCTATTCAAACGTTTTCAAGGTACTGATGCCAGACTCGAAAACGAAAATGGCACAGAAGAAAAGGCATAACCATGTTCAAAAGAATTTTATCTAAAGTAACTGTAAATGCTGAGGATAAAGATTTTCAATATCGTTGTGCCTGGACAGAGCAGGAACATGTGAATAGATTTTTAACGCCACGATATAGAAAAGGATTGTTTACAAACCATGATAATGCCAAGATGCAGGTATTGGAAAAACGCAGGGGTGGTTATCCCGCGCATCTTGAAGATCAAGACGGACGAACTGTAAAAAGCGTGTAATTATGACTTTGACATTTACAAACCTGCCCAAAATGTCTACATCGCATCTTCGTGAAATAACTTGGAGCATTGATTGGTACAAGCAAAGCTATTTCGATGCAAAGGCACAAAGTGAATTGGCTTGGAAAATTTACGATGATGCCATTGAAAACGAGGACCCGCGCGAACAAATCAACGTTTTCTTTGAAGTTGCTGCAATATTTGATGCAACTTACCGGCGCGCGTGGCGCAAGTGGCAAAATGCGAAGCGTGATTATCTGGCATTGTTGAATTGATACTCAGTATGGAGGTACTCGACAAAATAACTCTATTTACAAAACCATTTTACTCAAATCAATCCTAATCAAACTAACCAAAAAGGAAAAAATATCATGACTCAAACTAATATCCCCGAACCTGTTGAAATCGACCCCTTTGCAAGTGCGTCAGACCCCGTTATTACACCACCTCCAAGCTATGATTTATTTGGGCTTGTTGAAATCAATGCGTCTGCGGTGCATTTGGAAAAGGGAGTTGGTAAAGTTGCATATGATGCAAGCAATCCTAACCACAAACGCTATACCGCAATCAATGTGTATATTCAGCCATTGCCCGAAATTGACGTGAAATATCCAAAAACCTGTGAACAGGATTGGATTGGCGAATTTCCAACATGGGCAAAAATCACTCTACCGAGTATCAAAGCCGCCGGGTTTGATAACGTTCGTGAAATCAACGGCAAATGGGCACGCGTTGCCAGAGTGGACAGCCTTGATAGGCCATACGAAAAGAAAGATTTGCAAGGCAACCCCACCGGCGAAATGGCAACCAAAAAGACCATGAAGTTTATTGAATTCTATGCCACTGAAGATGCCTGCCGCGCTGCATATGTTGCCAATGGTGGAAAGCCCGCTGATGCACAACCCGCCGCGCCTGTTGACGCAATCGAAAAAGAAAAACAAGCCATGCTTGCCTTTCTGAAAGTAGTCGTTTCCAATGCTTGCAATGGCAAAAAAATTACTGATGATTGGAAGAATGCAGTTACCACTTTGCTTACTCAATATCCTACCGTTGCAAAGCATTTCACTGCCGACTCTCCCGAAGTGGCAGAACTCGCAGTACTTAGCTTGGCGGCATAACATGGGTGTAGCCATCATATATGTTGACCCGTTTCGCGGTTGTCTCATGCTCATGCCAATTGACATGATTAGTGCCTACGTGCCTTATGCCTCGCACTTGAATTTGCAAGAGACCGCGCGCATGGCGCATATTCTTGATGTGGACGCAGCGAACAATCTGCTACTCAGTATGCAGGAAAAAGCTTCCGAGGGTACTGAATCTCGATTTACTTGTCATTGAGTCACCGTCTCCACGATGATTCACTGGTGAGGTAATCATGTCCTCACCCTCCTTTTGAATGGTAGGCAGTCTGCATAGGCACAGATTGCCTACCACAAAGCAATTATTTACAGGAATTTTATTATGTCTAATTTAAATGCAATCATAACCATAGATTCTAGAGAACCTAATTGGATTCAAAAACTTGATTTTGGTGGACTACCTACCGAAGTGAAATTCATGGAAATTAGCGATTTAAAAATGATGCTCGATGATGGGCATACACTTTTGATTGAGCGTAAAACTCCCGAAGATTTTCTCGGCTCTTTGAAATCTGACAGACTATTTTCACAACTTGCACGAATGACAGAAGATCGAAATACACAGCAATTATTAGGACAACCGATAACAAGTTGGCCGTTTCTTGTCATTACAGAATTATTCAAAACTAATAACGCTGGGATGATTATCACAGATAGAGGAATAACTGGATGGGCATTTGCATCGGTCATGGGAGCAATTTTGAGCGTGCAAGAGATGGGTGTGTTCGTTATTTTCTGCAACGGTCAAAACGATTATGAAAATTGCATTCTTCGACTTGGTCGCCGTAATCGTGATCCTGAAATGAAATTGTTGCCGCCACGACCGGCGAATATTTTTGGCCCAAAAGCAACTTTCTTAGCTGGACTTCCTGGTATTGGCATAGAAATGGTACAGAAAATATTAGATTGGTCTGCAAATAATCCTGCTGATGCTTTGATTGGATTAACCGATATGGAAATTAAATCACCTATCGGATTGGCAACTAGGCGCAGAATTCGAGATTTACTTTGCTTACAAGATGATGAGAATTTTGAAAAAGTAAGAATTATGCAAAAAGAAAAGGAGAATTAACCCATGAAACCAAAAACACTTAAACAACCCGCACAACCAATAACAGCATTGGCAATTCAAACCGCCGCAACCCGTGAGCTTACACCCGGTGTATGGCGCATGATTGGAGAAATGGCACCGGTCATGTATAAGGCGCATTTATTTGGTGTTACATCACCGGACCAGGCCGCCGCAATCATGCTGAAAGGCTATGAATTGGGGCTAAGCACAACTGCCTCGTTTGAATTTGTGCAAGTGATTCAAGGCAAGCCCGCATTATCGCCGCGGGGTGCAATGGCATTGCTACTGAGCAACCCATTGGTAAAAGATATTCAAATTGTGAAATTGACGGACAATAAAACACCTGACAAAAGCAAAAATAAATTTGTGGGTTATCTGTGTATTATGACCCGTGTAAGCGGATTTTCATACACAAGTCAATTTACTCTTGAGGATGCTACACGCGCCGGGCTTGATAGACCCGATTCGGGATGGGCAAAGTATCCTGAAAATATGTGCCTCTGGCGGGCAGTCGGTTTTGCCGCTGATGTGGTTTTTCCCGACATAACCGCTGGCATGACAACACTCATGAAAGCGCCCGAAATGTACGGAGTAGCTTTGTCAGAGGCTGGTGATGTAATTGATGCAACACCCGTTGCAGTGCCAGGTAAAACGCAACTCGAAGAATTAATTAATAAATATGGCGCAGAAACAATTCTTGAAAAAAATGGGGGACTTATCCCCATAACTACCGAAGAAATTGAAACAATGAAAGCAAAATTGGAGAGTGCTTCATGAACGAAACTATTGAACAAAAACTTGACATGCTGGCTGAGTTTCATGCACAAAAAGACCTGCTTGAAATTGACAAATGCAAATTGCTTGACGATGTAAAAATTCCTGCCGAAGTTGAAGCAATTGTCAGCGAAGGTATGAAAGCAATGGCAGAAATTGAGGGTTCAATGCGGGCAACCGCAAAAACCTTTGACGCGCTTATTGAAAAAGAACTCTCTGAAATTGCCATACCTAATGAATTAGCTATAAAACTTGCAAACCTTGACCGTCAACGCGCGGAATTGATGAAAGAATTTTCAGACATCGAAAAACAACGCGCTACGATTAATGCAAAGAAGTGCGAAAATGATGATTTTTTAACCCGCTCTATCAATGTTCGCAAGCAGGAATTGCAAACTGATATTGAAGGCAAAACTAAGGCAGTATATGCACAAGTTGCACAACACAAAAACGAAATCGAAGCCGAATTCTCGGGCAAAGCCGAAGACGTTGAAGAAAACATCAAGAAACTTGAAATAGAAATTAAGGCCGAGGTCAAGGCTGGTAAAAAATCGGTCAAGGGTAAATCCTTTCATGCAATTTATGTGTCAGGTCGTATCACTTGGAACACAGACAAAATGGAAGCATGGTTGATTAGCTATCCGTTTTTGAAGGACGCACGCAAAGAAGGCGAGCCGTCCATTACTTTGCGACGTGTTTAAAGATACTCAGTAGATGAATATTGCGCGTCGGCAAAAGTCAATCGTGAAAGCCGCAACATAATTAGAAGTTTAACAACTGAAAGCCTGCCGTGTGCGACAAGCCAAGTCGGACAATCTCTTCCGAGCGGTAGGCGGCATACTTATGAATGATACAGGCGTCCGTGTGAGCCGGGCAAAAATAATTGCCGCCTGTTTCAGAAGTCCCTGACGTTAGGCGTCATTCCGTAACATTCGGTAAACCGACGTCAGGGCAACCATCACAGAAAGAAAGGATGAACAATGACAATTAAGAATAGAGATTTGTTACAACACATCATAGACACCAGTGATGTAGTGTTGGAAAAGAAACAGGAAGCGACTGAGTACCTGGCACAACTGGAGGCCGCCGCAACGGCAGCGAGGAAAATTCAGGGCGTCAAAAATAGCACATGGGTCGCACTAGCCAAAGCCCTAAACGCACTCGAAGCGGAGAAGAAAGGATAATGATGAAAATTAAAGTAGTTGGCCCATTTGATTATAGTCAGCGAATGAAGGCAGGACAGATTGTTGAGGTGGATGCAATACGGAAGTCAGATGTAGTGGGCGGATATTCCCTGCGCGTCATCGGTATCTGGAAGCGCCCGCGCTGGTTCAGCATTGCCTGGTTCGTAGTTCGTAAGATAAATAAACAAGTGTAAATATGCTTTTACATATTATCGCTGAAACACCTGACAACAAGAAAGGATAACTATGACCAAATGTAAAATTATTCAAGACGGCAATGAACTGGTTTTATCTTTTCCATATGATGCGGCAATGATTGCAGACTTGAAATCTTCTATACAGGTATCACAACGCAAGCCAATTTATAAAAATAATAAATGTATTGGTTGGTGCGTAACACCAAATAACGCGGCAAAAATTCAAAACCTGTGTCATAAGTATTTTGGTGAACTGCCATTAGTGCCAAATATTGCCAACATAAAGCCAGTTGTCAAACAGCAAATTATTGATGTTCGTTACATTGGCACAACCAAAGATCGTGGCGGCGATGAACGCACTGCATATGGTTGGTACAAAGATGGATGGAATGTAATTTTTCCTGAAACTGTTTTGTGTGCTTGGTTTGATGCGCCAATGAATCCAGATAAACAGCCTACGTTGTACTCAGTATTGGCTATTGGCCGGGATGCAACTGATGAAGAAGTAAAAACCGGTTATCGCCGCATGGTCATGCAGTGGCATCCTGATCGATGCAAGGAGGCAAATGCACAGGAGCAATTCATGGCAATTCAACACGCTTATGAAGTTCTTAGTAAAACCCGTGAACGCTATGACGCCGGGCTTGCGTTTGAAATGAGCCTGCATGGTAATTCAAGCAAAAATTTCGCAGTTGATCGCCTTGCAGATGGATACCGGTCTCCATTGCGATGTGGACTTATTATGTGTGAAGGCATTGAATCTCTGGGCATTTTCAATATATCAAAAATTTTCGCGTGGGAGGATATTCGAGATAATAGCGGGCGCGTTTTGGTTGTGTCATGGCCGAAGGGCGCGAAAGAATTTTTAGAGGTGTGGGCATGATGACCATCATTATCAATCCCCGTGAATTGCCCGACCATAAATTACGGATGTTTGTAGCTAGTGAAATTGATGCAAGAAAGATGAGTACTCAGTATGCCGTTGCCTGGTTCTATCAATGGCACAATTCAAAAGTTGGATGTTTGTATTTGCTGAATTCAGAATGGCAAAAAAAACAAGAGGAGAAAACATGAGTGACAACACGGCAATCATACAAGGCTCGTTGGGAGCAGTAGCCAAACAATCAGGCCAAAGCATTGCAGAGAGTTTCGTCAACGCAGACTGCATTATTCTAGTTGATACCTCTGGATCGATGCACGCAAATGATTCTCGTGATGGTCAAACCCGTTATGACGTGGCTTGCGATGAACTCAAACAACTGCAGGCGAGTTTGCCGGGCAAGATAGCTCTACTGAGTTTCTCTGATAACGTGCAATTCTGCCCGAACGGAATTCCGTTTGACTTCGGCAGCACAACTGATTTAGCCAAAGCATTGAAGTTTGCAAAAATGGGTGACTTGTCTAGTGGCATGAGATTTATTGTAATTAGTGACGGCGAACCGGATAGCGAAGATGAGGCATTGAAAATTGCCAGAACGTTCAAAAACAAAATTGATACTATTTTCGCTGGACCCGACGGCGGCGACGGACAAACATTTCTCAAGCGCCTTGCCAATGCCAGTGGTGGACAAACCGTAACCGCGGATCGTGTGAAAAAGCTTGCGAGCAGTGTGCAAAAACTTTTGTTGACGGCATAGAGGAAAACAAATAATGGAAACAAGAAAAATAGAAGAAATTATTTGGCGAGAAGATTTATACCCGCGCATTCATCCAGACCCGGCGACTATCCAACAATATGCCGATAATTTGGATGTTTTGCCGCCCATTGAGATAAACCAACACAATGAATTAATAGACGGCTATCATCGCTGGACGGCACATCGCAAAATGCAAAAGCCTGATATTAGCGTAAAGATAACCAAAACAAAAGATGAAGCAGAATTTATGAAGTTGGCAATTACCCGAAATGCCTCTCACGGGAGGCAATTGAGCGGGGAAGATAAAAGAAATATGGCACGCAAGATATTTTCCACAAACGGAAATGACAAAAAAGAATTAGCGTCGCTTCTGTCTGTGACCGAACGAACGGTATCCGCCTGGGTACAGGATATTGAAAGTGCCAAGAAAGAAGAACGTGACCGCAAGATATTTGAAATGTGGCTGGCGTGTTATCCACAAGCTGAGATTGCGGAGGTGGTTGATGAGAGTATTGGAAATATAAACAAGATAATTGAAGATTGTTCAAAACTGGAAAAACTTCCAAAAATGAATAATCTCTCCGCCAATTACGAGGAACAAGACTGGACGCCGCCTCTCTATGACATTTGGAACTTTGCAAAGAACGGCAATAGCACGAAGCATTACGGCAATACCCATGTCGGGATCGTGGATAATCTTCTGTACACATTTACAAAACCGTTTGATGTTATTGTTGATCCGTTCGGTGGGGGTGGGTCAACAATAGATATTTGCAAGAAGCGTTTGCGCCGTTACTGGGTAAGTGACCGGGAACCAGGCGTCGAACGCCCAGACATTCGGAAGCATGATTTGACAAGTGGAATTAGCGGGCCTTATCACTGGCAAGATGTTTCACTTGTTTATCTTGATCCTCCATATTGGAAACAGGCGGCGGGAAAGTATAGCGATAGCCAAAACGACTTGGCAAATATGTCTCTGGAAAAGTTTACCAAGACATTGATTGACATCATTGAGAATTACGGTAAAAAGATGAAAAAAGGCTCTTACATTGCATGTATTACCAGCCCAACTCAATGGCCTAATGAGGATAAGCGTACCAACTATCACGATATTGATTTGGCGTGTGGAGTCAATTTGAAACTGATGCGGCGCGTCATTTGCCCATACAGTACGGAACAATACAACGGAACACAAGTAAACATTGCCAAAGAAAAAAAGCTATGGATGGTACTCAGTAGAACTATGCTTGTTTGGGAGATAACGAAATGAATGCACTTCTTGCCAATTGCATATATTGCGGTAGAAGGTTTTTATCGATCAATGGTAAATCACATTGTCATAGATTTGAATGCAGAGCAAAAAATCATGATGAAAAGGAAGAAAAAATTATGGGAGCGATTCGTCAATTTACGACTCGTCGCCATTTGCCAGATAGATGGATTTCATTCAACGGAAAATTGTGTGCTTGGGATTTGAAAACGAGTTCAAACGTAGAAGACAATTCACATGATGAATATTTCCGTTTATTGAAACATGACAATATTCCTGTTTTTATTGTTTATATAGATAAAAGCAATGGGCAAGAATTGGCAAATTGGATTCAAGAATTAAATTGGGATGGCCCTTATCCACCATCGCCAAATTCCACATGTGATGATTCATATTATCGCATATCTAATGGCATACCATTCAAAGAATTCTTAGAATTGCAAAAGACAAATAATGCCCATTGAACTCTTAACCATGATGGACGCTTTCTCTCCGCGGCCACCTATTGATTGCATAACAGAAACCGGATAACTTTATGACACCCAAAAAGGTGAAAACCAATGTTGAAATTCTTACGGCTAATGACGCATTACAACCACAACCACCTGTTGATTGGATTGTCGATGGGCTTATATCTGCGGGTAGTGTCAATATATTTTATGGCGAAGGTGGAAGCAAGAAAACATATACACTTCTTGACATGATGGTTTGCGTGTCTAATGGCGATGATTGGATTGGATTCAAGACAAAGAAAAGCAACACACTGATTGTTGATGAAGAAAGCGGCAAACACAGAATTTTGCGGCGTATGGGTGACACGTTGCGAGGACATAATGCTGATGGGTTTACACCAATTCATGCAATCTCATTGGCTGGATTTGATCTTGGAGAAACCAGTTGGATTTTAGAATTAACAAATCAAATCAATGTAACAAATTCAAAATTGATAATTATTGACGCTTTAGCTGATGTTATGCCCGGACGCGATGAAAATTTAGTTAAGGATGTACAGCCAATATTTTTAGCACTGAGAAAAATTGCGGAAGATTTACAAGTAGCAATTATCATCATTCATCACGCCAATAAAAGTAACGGGGCATATCGAGGTAGTACGTCAATCAAGGGCGCAATTGATTTACTTATACAGGTTGAAAGCGAACCAAAAAACGATCTTATTACTTTCAAGACAATCAAAGCCCGTGATACAGAACCGATTAACTTTGCCGCGCGCGCCAATTTCATGACCCTAGACCCGAAATCGTTTTGGCTTACATCTTCAACCGTTCCGATCAAGGGCAAGGTTTATCCCAAAGGTCAAAATTATGTTTTGAATTATCTTTTTACAAACGGAGTAAGCACAATGGATGATATAAAAATTAACGTTGATTCTGCTATCTGCTCAGAGAGAACTGCCGAAAATGCTGTAGGTGATTTGATAATTTTAGGACTTGTCGAAAGGGCAAACGCAGGCGGACGTGGTGTAAAAGCTGAATATCAACTTACACAAAAAGGTCAAGATGAAACACAAAATATCCAATCTTCACCATAAGAACGTTCCCCCTAGTTCCCCCCAAGTTCCCCTTAAGGGGAATGAAGGGAAAGCCCTAGAAGTTCCCCCCCTTCCCCTAATCCTTAAGGGAAGGGGGAACAGGGGAACTTATTATAGCTATAACTGTTCGCATAGACAAATAGATAAGTATGAGGAATGTAACTAAAATGAACAAATTAGAATACGCACAGCTTTTTACCAGTTTAGGAATTGCAGTAATTCCACTGCGACATAGAGGCAAGGAACCGGCGTCTAGTCTCATGGGAGGAACGTGGGAACTTTACAAGACGTCATTGCCTACTGAGTACCAAATTGCCAATTGGCTATGGTCTGGCTGGCAGAATTATGGAATTGTTGCCGGGTGGAATAACCTGGTTATCCTGGACTTTGACGACATGAACACCTTCGAAGTTTGGCTTGGATACTTCGAAGTTTTGAATAAACATGCAACAATCTTCGAAGTTCCATTCATGGTCAAGACTGTCCGGGGCGCACACGTATACATTACTTTGCCAACTGGAGTTGCCAATAGCAGGCGCCGGGGTGTGGATGTGAAAATTCACGGTTACGTGGTTGGACCCGGTTGTACTCATCCAAGTGGCGCAATTTACACACTGATCAATACTGAGATGGTTTTTCCGATTGTGTGGGATTTGGAAACAATACTGCCCTCGGAGTTGTTTCCACCAGTGGCAGCAATTGAAACCGAATATCATGCAATTGCATTGCCATTTGCAGGCGTTTCCCCGGATACTGAGTATGCCTATGACCCGTTTGCAGTGGCTTCTCAAATGCAATCAGATATTGATCTAATTACCAAAGTCAAGCAGTCGGTACGCATTGAAGCATTATTTCCAGATGCTTACAAAACTTCTGTTGATGGTCGTTGGCTGGCGTGCAAATGTATTTTTCACGATGATAATAAACCCTCTGCATGGATTGATACGCGCCGGCAGTTGTATGGGTGTAATGTATGTAATATGCTACCAATGGATTGTATTGACCTCTTTTCTAGAATGCACAATCTTAATGTCTCTATGTCAGTTGTTGCTCTTGCCAAAGAGATTGGAAGTTTTGGATGAGCAACGCTAGTAAATATCAACCCAATCCAAAACAAGGAAATCAAGTTGTTGTTGATGTTGTGCTTGCTGATATTCGAGAACGCGCTGAAACAGGCAAGCAAAAATATGGCACTTATCTTCAAGCAAATAATGGCCGCAATGCTTTATGGGATGCGTATCAAGAAGCAATTGATTTAGTGATGTATTTACGACAAAGAATTATTGAGGAAGAAAATGATAATTATTTACGATGATGGCGAAATCTATGCCATAGATGAGACTGCAATATATGACCCGTTTCCAGAAGTGGAAATGGAAGATATTGATCCACATGCTTCCAACAACGCAAACCGTTAGGTTGTATCATGCTTGAAACATTTGAGCGAGGTAAAAAATACGAGGTTTTGAAGGAGTGGTCAGATGGCATTGAAGATCATGTCGTCACTCGCATTCGTCACTCCCTAAGCGTTGGTGAAGTTCTGCGCTTTCGCGGCCCCAATTTTACGGGCGCAGAATTTCTGGATGATACTGGAAAGTTAGTTTGTTTGCCCGTGAAAGTCGCCTTTAGAATTATGGGCAACCTAACACAGCATCCACCCGACTTGGGGCAGGCACAGCCGATCCAGTCGATGAAACCGTTGCCCCAAGCGGGTAACGCAAACCGTTCGGCGGACGTCAAATAAAATTTGTGATTGTCATTCTGGCAATCTTCCTGAATGAGGTTAAATGATAAAGATTTTATATATTGTTATTGCGCTTTTAGTGGTTGCATGTAGTGGGGCAAATGTAAGTTTCGAGACTCCCCCAGTTACTACTGAGTATCGTGCTTTGAAATCTACAGAAATTCTACAAACAAAAACACCTATACCAACCGCTACGGTTGATTCTTATGCAACTTCACAAGTTGCACTGACTCAGGTTGCTGTTGCATTAAATCAGGCTGCAATTGCCCAGGCAACAGCGGACGCTGCTAATCGTTTAGTTGTAGAGGCAACTAATGCCCACGAACAACGGGAACATGAAATAGCTTTATCAAATGCACAGGGTACGCAACAAGCGCAATCTGAAAAGATGGTTGTATATGGTTGGACAGTAACGGCTGCGTTTACATCAATTCCACTTACGCAGACACAACAATCAATAATCAATACGCAGATCCCGAGGCAACAGGCTTTGATGGCTGGTGCATTGACAGCAACAAAAGAGGCACCGACTCAAATGGTTGCAATGACAAACGCAGAGAACTATTCCAAATATTGGATATTTGAATTTATTTTGAGAATGTTTGCATTTGTGGGGTTAGGTGTTTTTCTAATTGGTATTGGCATTTTTGCATTTTATCGGCGTGGAACACAAAAAGAAGAAAATGCCATAGATGAGTTGCCAGACGAATTGCCATTTATTGTTCCAGATGAAACACGTATTGTCATGGCGAATAATTATGGCGCAAGTTTTGGAACTACCTACCGTACGATTGTTCCTTGTTCGCCTGAGCAACTGACAGAACTGGCAACGAAAGTTTTATCGGGCGAGAAAAACAAAACACTGGCAATAAATGAGTGGGAATACAAGGACACTGGACTTACGCGCAAAATTCTTGTCCGTTTACGCAATTGGTTGCAATTGAATCGTTTCGCTGAAAGTATTGGCGCTGGGCGCATTATGCTGGTGGATGCTGGTATTGCATTCTTGGAGGAATGGGTAGCGCAAAAAGAGTTACTTAATGAGTATGAGTTTGAAGAGGTGAAAAATGAGGCAGAAAATGACAAAATTGAATAGTTGGGGGATGTGGGTTATGAGTGTAGTGTTTTCTGCCAGTGTAACGACTTGTTACACATTTACGGTAAAACCAAATCGCAAAATCCTTCTACCGAACGTTCAGTTACCACCCCTGTTTAGAACTGCTCTACGCCCCAAATAGTGATATAATTTGATTATTCAGGTCATACGGTCAAAGGTCGTTTTATGTTTTATAATGAGAATTGCTTCGCAAGTCCCCGTAGACCTGAATAATCAACGGCTTGGATTTGCGAAGTTTTCTATTATGGAGTGACATGTTATCGGCGTCTAGAAATTGGCATAAAAAGGTATACAAAAAGAAAGTGAAGAAAATTATGAATGAAGATGAGTGGCTGAAATTAAAAAAACAATGTCTAAAACAGTATAAATATACTTGCTATAGATGCGAAAGTGTTAATAATAGTGGCAGGGGAATGACTGCTCATCACATTATTCCAAGAAGTGAGGGCGGTTCTGATGATCCATTTAATCTTGTTGCGTTGTGTAATGAGTGTCATGATGCTGTAGAAATAAGTGATGCAAGGTCGTTAGTTGACATTATTGCATGTTATGAGGGAGGACACATAGAGCCAGTGAAACAACTTATTGGCACAAAAGAAAATGGTGAGAGTTTTGTTAGACCTTCCTGGCATCGTTGGGTGTATGGTGGTAGTAGACATGAGCAAAGCAAGTAATATGTCTTTTGCTGGAAAGCTGGCAAAATTGCTCTTGGAAGAAAATAAAAAGGGTAAGAGTTGGCGCGTGATTGCTAGGCAATACTTTCGCCCCAAAATTATCAATTATGCAACACTCAATCGTTTTGCAAAATCGGGGGGTAAATGGATGCCAAAGAATAAAAAGATTTTGGCGGCTCTTGGATTGATAAAACCTCCCAAGTCAAAGCAAATTGCTGATATGTCATCAAAAGAGTTGCTTTGGTGTCTGGAAAACAGGAAATGACCACTCCCCCTCCGCAAATTATCATGGTGACACCATGTTTATGGTTGTCCCCCTCTCGTAAATATCATGGTTTTGGGAGACAAGCTGGCCGGGGGAGGGGATATAAATTAATCGCGTGCATGTGGCACGCGGAAAGGAAAAGACAATGAATATAAACGAGATTTCAAATATGTCGGCGGGTGGAAAAATGGATGCATTGATTGCCATCAATGTTATAGGATTGAATGAAATACTTTTGGACAATGCGTTATGTCCGTATTGTGGCATGGAAATGTGGCATGGAAAAGATCGTTCCAGATGTTCAAATTGCAATGAGTGGCGGTATTCACCGTATAAAGAATATAGTGAGGATATTTCCGCGGCGTGGGAAGTAGTGGAGAAAGTTGAATGGATGTCTATAACCAAAACTCAAACAGGAAGCCCGAATTTTTTAATGGGATTATTATATTTTGTGGAGGTTAATGGATATGTTATTTATGCAGAAACAGCGCCTCTTGCAATTTGCCGCTCCGCATTACTGGCGATTATGAAATTGTAATAAATTTTCTCATTTTCTATTCCCCGGCAAAACAGTTGCCCCTCTACTGAGTATCGGGTATAATTCTATCGTTGTATTTCTTCCTAAAGGATAATGTACACCTTTAGGCATTACCAATGAATGGAGGTTCTATGCAGAAGTTAAAAGAATTGCTTACGTCAAGGAAATTTTGGGCGTTGGTCGGATCACTTGTTGCGGTAGGTGCCGGCTATTTTTCAGGAGGTGTAAATCTGTTCGATAGTTTGCAGTTGGTTGTTGCTGCATTCGCCGCATATAGCATTGGAACAGGGTTAGCAAGTTCTGCAAGGGGATAAACATAATCGGGTGGGCTGAAACATGTCCACCTGATTTTAAATTATGAAAAAAAGACTTATTCTAAAGTCTGATGATGCCTATAAAACATCAATGAATGCAGATGATATGCTTCGGCTTAGTGCGGTTGTAGAGTTTGCTGATAATGCATTATGTTTTGTTGATACATGGGAACGTGGGCATGGAAAACGTTCTAAAGTATTAATGGAAAATCTTGCGTTAGAAATGAATATTTTGACTGCGGATATTGTGCTATTAAAGTTTTTGGCACAAATTCACGATATTGGAAAGATAGGCATACCAGATAATATTTTACATAGGCGTAAATTTTCTGTATCTAATATGGACACGATGCGGGGACATCCCATCAATGGCTACAATCTTATAAAGGACATGAGATTTGATAATAGGATTGGCATAGCGATATGGGAACACCATGAATGGTGGAATGGTAAAGGATACCCGCGTGGGCTACGAGGAACTGATATTTCTTTGTGGGCGCGAATGCTTTCTCCTGTTGATAGTTGGGATGCAATTACCAGTGATCGATCAGATCGTAAGGCACGCACCATTACCGAGGCGTTAAAGGAAATGGAAAAGGAAAATGGACTAAAGTTTGATCCTGAAATATTTGCTGCGTTCAAACGGACAATAATAAATGAATGACAATATTTTAACTGGCATTATTGGCGCACTGTTTGGTTATCTTGGGTCTATGTTGACTTCGTGGCTAAATAGAGACAAGAACAAAGCTGAAACAAAAAAAACAAATGTTGACATACTTGAAAAACTTGAAAAACAAGTTGAAGGTTTGATTGACAGAAATAGGCGAGTTGAAGAAGAACGCGATAAAGAACGTGATGCAAAACGAGCCGAACTTATTGATATACACAATCAACTAACAACTGTCCAAGAAATGAATTCGGCATTTATAAATAAGTTTGAATATCTTCAAAGAATGATTACTGAAAGAGATACGAGAATTAGAGAACTTGAGGCACAAGATACACAAAAAAGCATAAGAATAAAAGAACTTGAACAACAAGATTTTCAAAAATCTAAAAGAATTAAAGAACTTGAAGATTTGGTTGCGCAACATACGAAAATTTTAGGTAAGACAGGTCAATTGCTTGCAAGGAATAAGGAATAAATGCCGGGTAATCCAAAATGGGTAAAAGGTATGCCAAGCCCAAATCCAAAAGGGGGAGCTAAGGGCAATCGCGTTATTGCGGATATGCTTGTCTCTGAATGGAATATTCAGGATAAGACATATTTTGTGCGCAGATTAATAGGGGGACTTGATACGGGCTATCTCGACTTTTCTAAGGCGGGCAAAGGCTATCGGCCAAAAATAAAACTTAATGCAAGAGAATACATTGATTTGAGTAAATTTGTTGCAAATCATTTAGACGGCCCGGCAAAGATAGATATAAATTTAAGTCATTCATCTGGTGACGGTGACAATAAATCGTTTGACATTCCCGCTGACATTATTGCACCTGATTTTCTGGACGTTTACCGGGATATAAAGGCAGGCTTACATACTGAGTACCTTCTCAAGGGCGGACGAGGTTCTACTAAATCATCGTTTGCTTCGTTGGCAATTATTTATCTAATTAAAAATAATCCATTGGTTCACGCTCTGGCAACGAGGCAGGTGGGCAACACGCTTCGTGATAGTGTTTATTCACAGTTGCAGTGGGCAATCAGTGAGTTAGGTTTATCGGATGAGTTCAAGTGCATTATGTCTCCAATGGAAATTGAGTATCTTCCCACTGGACAGAAAATCTATTT